CTTGCCGACGGCGCGACGGATCGGCGACGGATCGGGCCGGCGATCGCTGTCTCAAAACCGTCTCAATTCCCCCCGATCACCTGCCACCTCGCGCGCGCTCCAGCCGGCCGAGATCGGCGCCGGATCGGCGGGCCGGTTGAAGCCTCGGATCTAACCGCCCGGCCGGCGCGCGGATCTAACCGCGCGTGCGCGTTAGAGGACCAGGCACGCAGATCGGCACCTGATCGATGCGTAAGTCGTTGATCGGATGAGGCTGTTACTGCCTCCCCAAGGCGATGCCATGCTAACTCCGCGCGCGCGGTTAGATCGCGCCATGGGCGCGCGATTAGATCGCGCTACGCTCGATGCCGATCGGCCGGCCGGCCGGCCCCCCCGGGGGCCCTCGCGCGCGCGAGCTCTTAATCATCTCCCCCCTCTCGGAAAAATCTGTGGTCTGAAAAAGTTTTCCCTACATCTCGTTCTCTTGCGCGTTTGCATTTATTAGACACAACAGATCGCATGAGTCAGCCTCCTGCGCCGTACGACCGGCAGTACAATTTCACAGATTACCAGACTGCAAACCCCACTGCGCCCCTACCGGGCCAGAAGGTCGACCAGGAGCTCAACGCGGTACGTGCCGCCCTCAATTCCTCGCAGGTTCGCCTAGGCGAGATCCAGGCAGACGACGGAAAGATCCGCACAAGTGCCCTCAATATTCAGGTAATCGCCGAAGCCGTCGAGCCATTGCTCACGGACGCACCGATCCAGGCTATCGAGGACGCTGGAGCTCAGCAGATTGGCTTGATTGTCGCCTCCGGCGACGCAAAGGTGGCTGAACTTGAGGCGGTTTTAACGTCTCAGAATGCGATCGACGCGCTCGGCGCCGCTTCCGCGGCCGATACCTCGGCGGACGTCGCGGCATCTTCTGCGGTCCTGGCGAACGGCTACGCCGGCACGGCTCAAGGCTACGCAAACGCCGCGCTCCAGGCCAAAAACTCCGCTATCGTGCACGCCCAGGTGGCGCAGGACGCGGCAAATAGTGTCACGACCCAAGGATACCTTACAGACGCACCTTCGGACGGATCTTCCTATGGCCGCAAGGACGGAGTATGGGAAGTGGTTGGTAGCGGAGGTTCTTTCCTTCCGCTGACTGGCGGGACGGTGACTGGGGCAATCGACATAAACAGCGGAGGTGCATCCACATCAAGTCACACAGAGTATGGTATTTCGTTTACCAATACAGGCACAAACTCGTGGTTTGATGCTGAGTCACTGGGAATAAGTGTAAATGGAAACATATTAACACTTAATTCAAACCAACTTTACTTTAATAGTATCACTTCTGGTAACGAACTTTTCGTTACAGCAGATGGATTACAAACCGTTGCAAGCATCTCCTTTAATGACGGTTCAATCCAGACCACGGCTTACACAGGCGGTGGCGGCGGTGGATCATACCTTCCCTTGGCAGGCGGCACGATGACTGGCAACATCACCTTCGATGGAACGTCCGGACAGTTCATTGGCAAGGGTCAGTTCGACACGTCTCGCGGTGGCAACTACGGCATCAGTTTAGTCTGCTCCATCGGCTACGAGTTTAACTGGCAAGCAGGCTGGCTGACGACTACCAATCAAGGTAGCTCCACCCCTCGTCCGCTCTACCTCGACTCTCTGGCTGGTACGACGCTTCGCGCCTGGGACAGCTCCACCGACAACGGCGTCGAGGTTGCCCATACCGGCATCAATGTCGCCAACGCTACGCCGTACTACGTCAACGTATCCCCTGATCTGGTTAAGGTCTTTGAGTCTACCAATGAGCTGGGCGTGTCTATTGCCCACGACTCCGTCACGATCCAGCACATCGACACTCCCGACCAGACGGCCTACTTCACCAACGAGTATATCGGCTTTGAAGATATGGGTGCGACGCCTCACTCCGCGTGGATCGAGCATGACGTGATTACGGTGCAGGATGAGACTGGAATGACTCAGATGCGAGCTGGCGGCATCACTTTCCCGGACGCTACGGTGCAAACCACGGCGGCATCACTTCCGTTTACGGTTTTGCAATTTGAAGGAATAGGTGGTGGCTCTATGGTTTTGGACGTAACACCTATTGAAAAATGTTTCATTATGCAAAGCGGGACAAAGGTTGGAGTATTAAACTCGCAATACGCTGAAACAATATATGCCCACAATTTTGGTTCTGGTTCCTATATCGGAGTGTATAGTTCAGCCCCCAATCTTGTTTCATTAGACATTGAAGATCCAAGCATAACTCAGTTTTATTATGATGCTTCTGATTACTTTCCAAAATTAGAATACTTAAGAATAAAAGGAGGATTATCCACATGGCCTTCCATCTATCAATCTCCGCACCTTTCAGAAGTAAATATGGAAAACAATGCGTTACCTTCTTTCCCCGGTGGAGGTATTCTTTCAACCTGTCCAATGTTACAATTTGTTTATTTAGGGGGTAATAGCATTTCAAATGTTGTTGATGTAATAGATGCAATTATCAGCAACGGAGTAGATACCGGATTTTTGGATATCTCTGGCGGGTCAAACGGACAGATTTTGGCAGACAACTCATCGTTACTTTATCTGGTCGATGAGCTTGGATGGAATGTTTATTATAACGAAGAAATACCTCCACCACCACCACCCGAAGAATAATAATTTATTATATGCGTTACCTATTCCAACCAAACCCAAAGGGCGACAAAGTTAAAGACGGAGTGCGTGGCATTTTGTATTCCCAAGCAGATGACCGAGTAGCCATCGCCACCAAGTTGCCCATCTTGACCACGGACGATGGCATCACGGATTATGTTGATCCAAACGCTCCCGCTAAGCCTATCGCTCCCAAGGCGTAATGGCTAAAAAACCGACGACGGAGCAAGCAGATCTCGCCGAGCAGGAGCGCATGCTGACCGCGGCGCGGCGCCTGCTCGCGATCCGCAAGGCGCGCGAGTCTATGCTCGGCTTCACTTCGGTGACCATGCCGGACCCGAAGGATCCGGACGATCCGACGCTCTCGATGTACGAGCCGGTGCGACATCACGAGACGATCTGCGCGGCGCTCGAAGAGGTCGAGAAGGGGCACTATCAGCGCCTGATCATCTCGATGCCTCCGCGCCACGGTAAGTCAGAACTCGCCTCTCGCCGTTTCCCGGCCTGGTTCCTGGGGCGAGATCCTTACCGCCAGGTGTTGTTCGCGACGTACAACGCCGAGCTCGCCGAGAGCTTCGGTCGAAAGGTGCGCGAGATCATGCGCCTTCCGTCTTTCACCCAGGTCTTCCCCAACTGCAAGCTCCGCCTGGGCTCCGCGTCCGCGAACCGCATCGAGACTGAGGAAGGTGGCCTCGGCCAGTTCGTCGGCGTCGGCGGTGGTCTCACCGGTAAGGGCGCAGATCTCATGATCATTGACGACCCGGTCAAGGGCCGCGAGGAAGCAGACTCTCAGTCGGCGCGCGAAAAGCTTTGGACATGGTTCACCCAGGAGGCCTTCTCCCGACTCATGCCCGGAGGACGCGTCGTCATTATCATGACACGCTGGCACGAGGATGACCTGATCGGCCGGCTTACGGACCCGAGCAACCCCTGCTACCGCGAGGAGATCGCCAAGAAGTGGCGCGTGCTCTCCCTGCCGGCGATCGCGGTGAACGACGACCCCATGGGTCGACAGCCAGGTGAGGCCCTGTGGCCTGAACGTTTCAGCCTGGACTTCCTGAACGAAGCCAAGCTCCAGGATCCGACCGGCTTCTCCGCGCTCTACCAGGGCAATCCTACTCCGGACGACGGCGACTTCTTTAAACGCGAGTGGCTCAAGTTCTACCAGCCGGACCAGCTACCCAAGAACCTGCGGATCTACGTCGCGAGCGACCACGCCGTCTCTACCTCACAGCAGGCGGACAAGACGTGCCTGCTCCCGATCGGCCTGGACGAGAATGACAATATCTGGGTCCTGCCGGACGTCTGGTGGCGAAAGGCCGAGACCGACCAGGTCATCGAGGGCATGATCGAGCTCATGGAGCGCCGGCGCCCCACGATCTGGTGGGCCGAACGTGGCCATATCTCAAAGTCTATCGGCCCCTTCCTTCGCAAGGTACAGCAGGAGCGTGGCGTCTATACCGCGGTCGAGGAGGTCACACCGGTCAAGGACAAGCAGACGCGCGCCCAGGCGATCCGCGGACGCATGGCCATGGGCAAGGTCTATTTCCCCAAGTTCGCACCCTGGTGGGGCGAAGCCGAAGCCGAGCTCCTCAAGTTCCCGTCAGCACGGCACGACGACTTTGTCGACGCCCTGGCCCACGTGGGCATGGGTCTCGGCCGTGCCCTGGGCGCATCCCAGGTTACCGTCAAGGAGCCTACTATGCCCAAGAGTGGCACTCTCGGATGGGTCAAACTCTCCTCCAAGTGGGAGGAGACCCAGCGCAATCTCTTGCGGATGGGTGGCTTCTGAACAAAAAAGACTGAAATGGAAAGCGACTTTGCCGGCATGAATCCGATGACTGAGCCCCCGATGGGCATGCCCGTCGAGCAAGGTCCCACTATCAAACGTGACTCCGAGCGTCCCGGCCCATCCCGATCCGCCCTGGTCAAAGACTGGGCCGACAAGGTCCTCCGCGCCAAGAAACATTGGAAGAAGCCCTTTGATCGCATGCGCGAAGACATGGACTTTTACATGGGCAAGCAGTGGTCAAGCTCCGACACGGACGACCGCTATGTAGCCAATATCGTCCAGCGCCACGTCGCACAGCGCGTCTCGCAGATGTACGCGAAGAACCCTAAGTTCACCGCGAAGCGCCGGAACACTTTAGATTTTTCGATCTGGGACGGTGAAATGTCCAGCGTGCAAAGCGTTCAAACATCCATGCAGGCCTCAGAGCAGACCGGCATGCCTCCCGATCCTCTTGTTTTGCAGTTAGTAGAAGATATCAAGCAGGGCTACGACAAGCGCCTGATGCTCGACAAGGTCGCAAAGACCATGGAGATCGTCGCTCAGCATCAGATCCAGGAACAGCAACCCGTCTTTAAGGGACAGATGAAACAGCTGGTACGACGCACGTGCGTGACCGGAGTCGGCTTTCTCAAGCTCGGATATAATCGCGTCATGGAAAAACGGCCAGAAGACGTCGAGAAGATCACAGACATCACTGAGCAGATGACCATGCTTGAACGCCTCGTTGCAGACAAGCAGGACAATATTTTCACCGAAGAAGACAAGAAGCTCGAACAGCTCCGCCTCATGCTCAAGGACCTCCAGTCCAAGCAGGACGTGATCGTCCGCGAGGGCATTGCCTTCGACTTCCCACTTTCGCCCACGATCATTCCGGACCCTAAGTGTCGCCAGCTCGCCGGCTTTGTCGGCGCTGATTGGATCGCCCAGGAGTTTATCCTGGACGCAGACGAAGTTAAGGAGATCTACAAGGTCGACATCGGCAAGGCCTTCACCGCGTACCAGGATCCAAACGGCGGATCCGGTGACGATGATCGCAAGAGCGTTGTCGTCTGGGAGATCTACTCCAAGAAGGACGGCCTGGTCTACGTCGTCGCCGACGGCTACTACGACTTCCTCAAGGAGCCGGCTCGACCGGTCCTTGACCTCGAGCGCTTCTGGCCATTCTTTACGCTGGTCTTCAATGAGGTCGAGTCCGACAAGGACATCTATCCCCTTTCTGACGTCCGCCTTCTGACTCCGGTACAGCGCGAGTACAACCGCGCGCGTCAGTCCTTGCGCGAGCACCGCTTCGCGAACCGACCTGCCTACGCAACGTACGACGGCGCACTGTCCGAGAAGGACATTATCAATCTCCAGTCCCACCCGGCCAACGCGGTCATCAAGCTTAACAACTTGAACCCAGGCCAGGCGGTCAACTCGATACTCCAGCCAATCCAGCACTCCCCGATCGACGCCGCGCTCTACGACACGTCCATGCTATTGGACGACATGATGCGCCTAGTCGGATCCCAGGAGGCTAACCTCGGCGGCACCGGCGGATCTACCGCGACCGAGGTCTCCGTGGCCGAGGGCTCACGCATGTCCAGCCTTTCGTCGAATGTCGACGACATCGAAGACTTCCTATCCGAGCTCGCGCGCGCGACCGGCCAGGTACTTCTCCTCGAGATGGACGAGACAACCGTCAAGAAGATCGCCGGCCCTGGAGCCGTATGGCCACAGCTTACCGGAAGCGATATCGCCCAGGAGCTATTCCTGGAGGTCGAGGCCGGCTCGAACGGTCGACCGAACAAGGCGATCCAGATCCAGAACTTTGAGCGACTGGCGCCCACCCTCCTCCAGATCCCCGGCATCTCGCCGGAGTGGCTTGCCCGCGAGGCGATCAAGCGCCTGGACGACGGCATGGACGTTAAGGACGCGATCGGCTCCGGCCTCCAGTCGATCGTCGCCATGAACTCCGCGAAGAGCGTAGCTCAGTCCGGCATGGGAGATCCCGCCACAGATCCTTCGATGCAAGGTGGCGCCGGCGCCATGAATGCTCCGGCCCCGATGATTCCGCCCGGAACCGACGGTCCTACGCCGGCTCCTTCCCCCTCCCAAATCCGCGCGAACGGCGTGCCTGGAGCAAACGTTTGATTTTCCGTAACACCTAACATACAATAACAACCGATGTCAGATACCGACACTAACGAACAGGTCGCACCCGAAGCGATCTCCGAAACGCCGCAGGCCTCCGCGCCGGCGAGCGAACCCATTTCGACCCAGGCTACGCCTGAGGTTGCCGACGCTAAACAAGATAGCACGCCCATTTCGTCGGGGGCGGGCGACCAGGACGCTAACAAGAAGCCAACGTCTCTACTCGACGCCGTAAAAAGCGCCGTGCGGAAGACCGCGGCTGACGCGGCATCGTCCACCGTGGAGAACAACGGAGCTTCCGCATCGGATGCCCAGTCCCCTCAGCCCAGTCTGGACGACAAGGCCAAGGATAAGACGAGCGCTGATGCCGATCAGAAGTTGCCGTTCCATAACCACCCACGCTGGAAAGAAGTGGTCAACGAGCGGGATGCATTCCGTTCGGACTCCGGTGAATACCGGAAGATCACTACTTTCATGTCTTCGCATGGGCTTAACACCGAGGAGGTCGCAGAGGGGTTCCATATTATGGCCCTGATGAAGACCAACCCGGTCGAAGCTCATAAGAGGATCAGCGACTATAAGGCACGGCTCGACGCACTAGTCGGGGAAGTGTTGCCAGAGGACCTTTCCGAAAAGGTCCGCGATGGCTTCATTGACCAGGACACCGCGAAAGAGCTCGCCGCGCTCAAGGCCCAGCAACGTCTGGGAGAAGAGCGCCAGGCGCAGGCGATCCAACAGCATGCCGATCAGGCACGCCAAGGTATCCATTCCGCCGTGGTAGGTTGGGAACAGCAGATGAAGATTAAGGATCCCGATTGGTCTGCAAAACAAGAGATGGTGACAGACCAGGTCAGGCTGATGCTTTCAGCCGAACAACCGTCTACCCCGGAGGAGGCTCTTGCGCTCGTCGAGCGCGCCCACTCCACAGTAAGGGAACGTCTGTCTCGGTTCGCGCCTCGGCGCCAACCTGTGTCCAACGTCGCCAGCTCTACGTCGTCCGCTAACGCCACTGTCATGCCTCAATCGCTTAAAGAAGCGGTAATGCGTGGCATGCTGGCATCCCGCTAACAAGCACCTCAAAAAAACAGAAAAAAATACCATGGCATTCACTAACGCTGAACTCGCTAATATCACGGCCTCCGCTCTTGATTACAACATCAAGGGTGGCGCGCTCGCTCAGTCCATCCAGGAAAAACCCCTTCTCAAGGCTCTGTCCAAGAAGAAGAAGTCTTTCCCGGGCGGCAAGGGCTCCATCACGGTGCCAGTCGTCTTCGACTACACCACGGCTATCGCTGGCTTCACGCACAACGACACCGTCTCCTACGCCAATCCGGCTAACACCAAGCGCGCTTCCTTCCCCTGGAAGGAAATCCACGCTGGTATCAGCCTTACCCTCACCGAGCTCAAGCACGACGGCCTGTCCGTTGTCGACAGCACGTCCGGCGAGTCCACCTCCAAGCACTCCGAGCGCGACGTCACCGTCCTGACCGGCCTGCTCGACGAGAAACTCAAGGACATGAACGAAGGCTGGTCCCGCTCGTTCAACGACATGCTCTGGAAGGACGGCACCCAGGACGCCAAGCAGGTCCCAGGCCTCCTCTCCCTGATCACGGACGACCCCACCACGGGCACCGTCGGTGGTATCGACCGCGCGACCAACGCCAAGTGGCGCAACCGCTCGGCAGTCGGAGCTGACGCGATCGTCTATGTCTCCGGCCAGCAGAAGATCAGCGAGTACCTCCGCAAGGAGATCCGCCAGCTGACCCGCTTCGGTGGCAAGCCCTCCCTGGTTCTCTGCGGTTCCGGCTTCCTCGAGAAGCTCGACCTCGAGATCACCTCGAAGGGTACGTTCACCCAGCAGGGATTTGCCAAGGGCATGACCGACATCGGTCTGGCCGGCATCACCATGCAGGGCGTCGGTGAGTTCGTCTACGATCCTACCCTCGATGACCTCGGTTACACCAACCGCGCGTACTTCATCGACGAGTCGAAGATCAACCTCTACGTCATGGACGGCGAGGAGAACAAGACCCACAGCCCGGCCCGCCCGCACGACCAGTACGTGCTGTACCGCGCCATGACCTGGACCGGCGGTCTCGTCGGCACCCAGTTCAACGGCTCCGGCGTCTACGAAATCACCGACTAATCGGTAGTCAATAGACTCACCCAGGGGGTGGTTTCCTAACGGAGACCACCCCCTTTTGCTTGCAACAGCGCCCGTGGGGGGCACGATGTTCGGAACACCTATGGAATACGCCAACGTTGAAATCCGACTCGCCGGCTCTCTTGAAAACACTGTTATCAAGGAAGTCAGCTCCCCCGAGATCCTTGTGCTTAAGGCCCTTCACGGCCATGACGCACTGGTCAATATCAAGAAAACCCGCACCGCCCAGGTTGACGCCAAGGCTGAGCGCGATCGCCTGGAGTACGCTTACACCGTACCCGTGATGGAGAAGCTCTTCCCGGGCGCCGTCAGCAAACTCCCGACCAGCCTCGCCGAGGTTGGTGTGAATCTGCCGGAAGAAACCTCGAAGAAAAAGTAACCGATGGCCCGAGGCACCCAGCTCTCCGCGCTGGTCGACGCCCTCCGGGCCGAGATCGGTGCATCCACCAACGTAGGTATGGGAGTCAACTCCCTGCCGGCGTTGCATCACATCCTGAACCGAACCCAGGAGCGCCTGTGGAATGATTTTGACTGGCCGTTTGCTTTCGTCGAGCGAGATGAACCTCTCCTTAACGGAGAGCGTTATTATGGTTTTGATAACGACATCGACTTCAATCGCATCACCAGTACCCATGTTCGCTACAGCGCAACCTGGCGTCCCCTGGTGTACGGCATTGGCGTCGAACAGTACAACTCCTCCGACCCGGCGGTCGGCGACAAGCAGGATCCTCCCACTCACTGGCGCCACTACGAAGGTAATCAGTTCGAGGTCTGGCCGATGCCGGCAAGCAACGAGTGCACGCTTCGCTTCAAGGCGATCAAGCGCCTTCCTAAGATGCTGGCCGGCGCCGACGTCGCGCTCCTCGACGATAACCTGATCGTCCTCTTCGCCGCGTCCGAGCTCCTGGCCAAAGCCAAGTCCGCCGATGCCGGCGGGAAGCTCCAGGCCGCGCAGGCCCACTACACCAAGCTCAAGGGGCAGGGCGTCAAAACCGACGTGTTCTCTCTTGGTGGAGGCATCCCCTCATTTGAGGATCGCACCATGAACGGCGCGCGGATCCTTCCTAGCGACCGAGTCTAATTCTATGGCATACCTTGTCGTCGAGAACTTCAGCGCCGGCCTCGATACGCGTCGTCATCCGTTGACCGCTAAGCCTGGTACGTTACAGACCCTTAATAATGCACATATCTCACGCGGTGGAGAGATTGAAAAACGTAAAGCATTTGAGTTAATCAATTCACCAAATCCAAATATTTTTAGTAGTCCGCTTTATGGACTACAGGCCACGTCCGATAAAATCTATACTTTTGCCAGCGGAGGTGGATCTGGTGCATATGGAAACAATGGTCTTTATGTACAATATCTTAGCCACCCAAGACAGACTTTTTTCCCATATCAACCTGCGCCACAATTAGTTGGAGTACCTTACAGCACGTTATATGGAGGCAAAACATTTATTATAACTAAATGGGACAATGGAGATATTATTCCATATCTTGATGGTGAGTTTATTTCAGATTTTTATTTAGGAACTACTAGAAGTTGGATGCAAGAAGGAACTACTTATCCGGCTACGCCTTGGGATAGGTTTTGCTCCACAATCCTATGGCAAATAAATGGAAAAACATTTTCTGCACCAACATCAACTGCTGAATGGTCTGCTACCTCATCAAATGGAACATCTAATTCATATGGTTATATTGATGTTACTGCTCCACTTGGTGTTGATTTCGACCCATCTTATTCAATCGGTCCAGAGGTGACGGCGTTTAGTCCTTATGTTACTACTTCCGTATTACAGGAATACGTTGCACCAGTCACAGAGGTTCTTGCTAAAGGTGGATTTTCAATAACTAGTGGATCAAGCGGAAGCGCATCTGCTAATAAATATATGGGAGGTTATTCCATTGCAGGGCTTCCTGGAATAACCGGATTGTATATTGATGGTGTAGAAATATTTGGACTTGGAACTGGTTCTCCTATCTATGGAACTACTGTTCCGGAATATGGACCTGGTCATGGCGATCCAGCGCCTCGTCTTGCTTGGACGCTTTGTTCGTTAATCAATGCCGGTACTGCGAATCACGGTTATTCAGCAACGTATAATTATCATAAATGGAGCGGTGCAGATGCGGCTACTTTAACTATTTTAGCAGACCCTAAACTTGGATCTACTATGAATGGTAAGACCATACAATTTGAATACCTTTCTGATCCTGGTGAAAACCCAACCGATTACTTAACGACAGATAATGTTATCAGTCCTTACGACACGTCTCCAATTCCAACCAGATACATTGGAAACTTTGGTGGAGGAACGCTTACGGGAGGATTTGATAATTCAATAACATCAGTAACTGTTGATGGAGTAGAAGCTCTTGGTTCTACTGTGCGTTGGGCTGTATCTAATACAGACACAATGATCGATGTAGCATCTAAGATAAATAATTATACAGGTTCTGTTGATTTTACAGCATCAGTTGCATCCGGTAAATTGACCCTAACGGCTACGGCTGGAAGTGGTTCGTCTCTAAATGGAAAGGTAGTAAGGGTTGCTACTACTGGTACTCTAGTTGTTAGTTCTATCTTTTTAATGTCTGGTGGAGTTGATGAACATATAGCAACACGAAAAGTTGTTCGTTATACTATTGGTGGAGCATACTTCTATCCAGATCAGAATGTAACTCTCATTGCTACAAATAAACTAGATTCAGCTAATCCAATCTATTGGGGTGCAACGCGTGTTACTAATTCAAAGGCCATTGCAGCATTAACTCACAAAACTAAGGCGCACATTGGTTCATCGTCTAGCTTGTTCTTCTCTGGAGTTAATCAACCTACGAAATGGGGACAAGACGGAGTCGGAGCAGGATTCATCAACATGTCCAATAACTCCGGTGGTAATGAAATACTTACTGCCTTAGGTTTATATCAAAGCAATGTTGCTTCATTTTCTCGCAGAACGGTTCAAATGTGGAGCATTGATACTGATCCTGCAAATAACAAACAAGGGCAGGTTCTATCAAACACCGGTGCGCTAGGTCAGAAGAGCGTTATCTCAGTGGGAGACATCGACGTTTTCTACCTCTCTGACTCTGGCGTACGATCTATCCGTGCACGCGATGCGTCTAACTCTGCGGTCGTAAACGACGTTGGTACGCCCATCGATAATCTTGTGCTTGCAGACCTGGCCGGGATGACTGAAGCGCAGAAGGTCGCATGTGCATCCGTTATTGAGCCGAATGACGGACGTTACTGGCTTGCCGTTGGAAATAAGATTTACGTCTATTCATACTTCCCAGGCAGTCAGATAGCCGCCTGGTCGACTTATTACCCGGGTCACTCCTTTACCGATTTTACTACCAAGGATGGTAAAGTCTATGCCAAGGAAGGTAATAGCGTTTATGTGTATGGAGGATTATCCGGAAACCTATACGATAGCTCTCCGGTAGAGGTTATCATGCCATACCTGGACGGTGGAAAGCCGGCCCATACTAAGACACTCATGGGTCTAGATATGACATGCCAGGGTGAATGGACCGTGGAGATTGGAATGGATCCTATTTCTCCGAATGCCCGCGATATCGTAGCCACCGTAAGCCAGCCAACTTTTACGCTTGGACGCATCCAGGCAACCGGAATGGGTAGCCATATCGGCGTCCGCATGGTCAATGAGTCGCCCGGATACGCTCGCCTGGCAAACCTGATCTGCCACTTCGAGTTCAATGAAAGCGAGTGAGCTGTACCCGGATGGCGTGCACCACGTCGTGCACAACATGCGCTCCAAGGACCGTGAGGAGATCTTCTCTACCCGGTGGTCTGATGACCCCACGTCCTTCAGCGGCCAGGTGCTACTCTCCGGGGATTTTGGCTTTGTGCTCCATACAGACGACGGGGAGCCCGTAGTCTGCTGTGGCGCCATCCCAATGTGGGAGGGTGTATGGTCAATCTGGATGTTCGCGACCGACCGTTTCGACGAGATATCAACTTCAGTGCACCGTTTTGCCAGGCGGGTATTCTTCCCATCCCTAGATGCCGCAGGCTGGCACCGGCTAGAATGCCGAAGCATGGCTTCTCATGAGGTGGCCCACCGTTGGCTTGAGGTCCTTGGCGCCTATAAGGAGTCAGAGAGCTCTAACTACGGAAAGGCCGGGGAGGCCTTCCTGGTGTATTGCTGGACAAAGACACCTTCACTCGCATAATCCAACTGATGCGAAACCTCGGTCATAAACAGCCCATCAGGGCCACACTATAATGTGCTTCGGAGGCGGAGGAGGCGACGGCGGCGCGGGACAGGCTCGTCGTGACGAGATGGAGCGCCAGGCGCGTGTCAAGGAGGGTGTCGGCAACGTCAATAAAGAGTTTGAACGATTTGACGATAGTTTCTATGGTGATCGCGCCAATGCTTACCGCGGGTTCGTAACCCCACAGGTCAATGACCAGTACAAACAGGTCGGAGACCAGCTTGCCTACAGCCTAGCTCGTTCCGGCCTTGGTCAGTCGAGCGAGTCCGCGCGCCAAGGCGGCATCCTTATGCGCGATAACGCCGCGGCCCGCCAGCTGATCGCCGAGGGAGCAACCTCTGAGATCCAGAAAGCCAAGCAGGCGGTCGAGGAACAACGCAATAACCTAATTTCACAGGTCAATATGACCTCTGACGCCGGACTTGCCGGACAGAATGCCCTTCGTCAGGCAGGTATCCTGGCTATGCAGAACCAATTTAGCCCCCTTGCCAATCTGTTCCAGAACACCACTTCGGTTCTTGCCGGCGCAAACCAGGCCGGTAATTACTCCGGTGGCCCTGGACTGAAGCCTTTCAAGGATGCTTTTGGCTTCGGTGGATCTAGCTCTAGGAAACCAGGACTTTTTTACTAACAATGTGCACGCCCCTCATTGCTCTTGCTTTGACCGCCGCCGGTGCCGCGGCCAACGCCGCCGGCGTACGAAAGGCCCAGAGGGCCCAGGACGGAGCGCGCGAAGCTGAGCGGATCCGTCAGAAAGGCTTTCAATCAGAAGCCGATGCTCGTGCCATAGAGAACCGGTCTAGTACTGGTAAAGATGCTACCGATGCCGGAATGAAGAAGGCAGAAGGAGAACGTAAGGCCGCGTCCGATGCGGCTGTTGCCGAGGTCAAGGCGCCAGTCGAAGCTACCGGAGCAAATCTCGCCGGGGACAGTTCTGCCGCAAAACTCGTTGCTGGAGAGAATGCAACTCAAGCCGCAAAGGGCCTTGGATACGCGCTTCAACAGGGTGCCGCCAGGGCAAAGCTTGCTGGATTTAATGACGTAGGTTTTAATAACTCGATCTTGAACGCACGAACAAATCAGGATCTTGGACGCATAGCCAATTTTGCAAAAGGATCCTCCGACGTACTTCCGGTCGAGCTCGAGGCCGCGTCCCGCAAGGGCGAGGGCCTTCGCACCCTGGGCTCGGTCCTATCGACGGCCGGCACAATTTCAGGCATTGGGGTTGGGTCTGGCTGGTTTGGCACCCCGATAACTGCCAGCCCGATAACTGGTCTAGCCGCCGGCTTTAATTCTACCGGTGAATCCGTGCCTGGTCTTGGGATTGGCGCCGGACCATACGTTCCTGGTTGGACAACCCAGCCGCTTGCAAGCATGCCGAAGCCTTTTAGCATTGGGGATATCCTCCAAAAATCGGCCAGCAATGGCTACAGATTACGATAATGGCCGAAAAAATTAATACCGGGGGAGACCCTAACATCCAGGCTGGGCTTGGCCACCTGCTATCTATATTCGACCCTAAGTCAGCGGCCGAAGGATCGGCGCTACAGGCTCGCACGCGTAACTTTGACGCCGAGACCCGATACCACACTGCACGTGCCGCAGGTACAGAAGACCAGAACAAGGCATTCACAGATGAAGCACTGATCGCCGCTGGCATCACCGATCCAATGGAGCGTGCCGCTATCCGCTTTACCAGGTCAAACAGCGTTTCAGACGTCTTTGCTGGTCGTAATAAAAACCAGGCATTTGGTCTTTTGAATAAACCTGGAGCAACTGAAGACGAGATCCGTCGTGCCGCCATTGGGCTTAACTTTGCTTCAGCTGGAGGATCTAATTTCTCTGGAACATCAGCTAGGGCTGATGCCGTAAATAAGGCAAAGGCTGATAGCACGCTTGCGTCGCTTGTAGCCGGTAAAAACATTGACGCTGGATCTAAGGAAGCTGTCGCCAGGATCGCCGCTAGTGGAGCTAATGATGTCGCAAAGATCCGTGCTCTCTCGGGATCCGGAACTGGAAAGGTAGATCCCAACAGCCAGCCATTCGTAACCCGCGATCCAGCCGGTGACATTTCTCGCTTATTTGGTATGACCAAGGAAGACGGAACGTGGGTTCCTCCAAGCGAGGAAGAAGTGGTCCAGCCGATCATGCGTACCGCACAGGCCCTAATTGCATCAAAGGCGGCTACACGCGAGAATGCAGTTGAGCGTGCTATCGCAGTGTTAGGATACCTTCCAAAGAAAGAGGTACTTACGGAGAAAAATAGATGGTCTCCGGACAAGCAGATTACCTACCCACGCCCAGCCCAAGCTAAGCCTATTGGCGATGTGTCGGTAGATGAAAACGGCATGGATGTTGGGGAGGTTGTAATAGTGCACCCGGATAACCTTGGCATGATCAACGATCCCAATGGTCCAGTCATTAATGCCCCGGAGGGTGCAGTCGTACAGATCGGTAACACTGCGTATCGCAAGGTGCCTGGTGGCCTGAGTCGCATCAAGTAAGCCCAATTTAATTGGCCGTGATCAGTGATGTCTGGACTTAGTCCGGTTCGTCATTAGTCATAGAAGCATGTCCGAACTCGAAGGCGCTCCCGACTTTATCCCCCTCGACCCCCAGCCTGCTGGTCTGTCGTCTCTTTTTGCCGGCGGGTACGGTAACCGCGAGGACGGAACCAAGAAAGGTAATGGGTACTTCGGCCCCCTCAAGATGACGGACGGTTCAGATCGTGTTGCCACCGAGATCTCGATTGGAGTAAACATTGACGGTAAGGATGTACAGATCCCGACCCTTGTCCCCACGCTTACCCCTGAGGAAAAGAGCTATTTATTGTCCGGAGGAGACCCCCGCAAGAACCAGTCTATTGTGTCAAAAGCGGTTGAGCATGCCAGGTCTAGATCCGCAAACAATCAACCGGTATTCTCCGCAGACGCCAACGCAGTATTGCCTGACGAGATCCCGCTCAATCTTCCTAAGGCAAAGCCAATGGGCGCCCCCAAGCCATCTCCGGTAAAGCCAACACAGAGCTTCAGCCTTGGTGGAGACACGGTCGATGCCGTCGCGCTAGGACACTGGAATACCGTCAAGCAGGGGGCTATGAACGATCTTGCCAAGGTTACGCAGGAGGCGTCTCTTGATGAAGCTGGCGGAATTGATGACACGTACGAGACCGGCAAGATGACCGGAGGTATGAGCGGTGGAATGGGCTTCAAGCCAGTTAAGGTTGATCGCTTACTCAGATCCGCGCGTCGCGCGGAAAAGCTTCTTCAGATCAAGCGATCCATGGTGGAAGCAGATCTTGGCATTGAAGCTAATACCCGTCGCGATCCAGGTGATCCCAACATGGTAAGTCATATCTTCCAGGGGGCAGAGCCAATGGCGTACGCACTGGCACCACAACTTGGGTTATCCGCGGTCGATTTCTTTTCGGGAGGTCTAGCGGCTCCCGCAACTATTCCACTACACATTGCGGCGGCTGGTGCGTCGGGTGGAGTCATGGGTAATCAAGCTTACAACGTTGTTCAGGCCGAGGCCCTAAAACAATACGGAGCAGATAAGGGGATTGATATTACCAGTGAGAAGGGGATGAAGATTGCGATGAGTGATCCTGATTTCGTGTCCTACAGGGATCGCCTTGCTATGAAGATTGGAGCCGTCAGCGCCGTTGGCGGAACTGCATTAGGTCTCCTGCCTGGCGGCGCCCAAGCGCTCACCAAGGCGGCAACCGGAAGGGCCTTAGCTCAGTCTGCACTGACCCCGGCCGCGCAAGGTTTAGCATCTTCGGCCGCTGGTCAGATCGCTGGACTCGGTACCGCCGTCACTATCGGTGCCGGCCAGCAGGTAGGTACCAACTACATGTCAGGTAAGCCTCTCGGAGAAGGTGTGGCTGACACGGCAACAATGTTTGCCGTTCAGGACGCTCTATTCCGTACGATCCACGCCGGCGGTGGTCGAGCCGCTCAATACTACAGGGAGAAGATGGCTGGCACCAACGTCGGAGCACCGGGCGCTGGATCCGATCCTGGCCCACAGGTAGGTTCTGGCGGTAAGCCGAGCGGACCGAGCACCCTCAACCAGTGGCAACTTGAAGCCCTTATTGCTCAAGGTATGCCGGCGAACCTTCACCCCGAACAGCAAGTCACCTGGATCAAATCCAATAGGGCTAAAGTCCAGAAAGCATTTGCTGACCTTGCCGCTCGAGAAGACGCGCGCCGCGCGTCCGCCGGCCAGGAGCAGGCACAGCCAGCACCTACGGCCACCGTTGAGCCATCTACGCCGGCGGAAGGAGAGAAGCCAGTAGCTGGTCCACGAGCTCCATCCGTCCGGGCTGAGGGTACTGCGGTAGCAGAAACGTTGCCTGATTTTATTCCTCTCGGGTCAACCCATGAAGCCAACACGCGCGGCGTCACTCAGTCTACAAATGAACAGCCAAGCACTACTAACGATCAGCCAGTATTAAGCGCCAGGGATGAGCCATCTTCCGGAAATAACACGGTTCCGCGCGAGGCGCTAAAGCCGACCCGCTCCGGCTTTGAACTTGTTGAGGTCGACCCCAAGCTGATCAACGACGAGCACCAGCGATCGTCACCAGGCGAGAGCGTGCGTAATCCCGGCAACGAACTTTCGCGCGGCGGTGTGACGCGTACGCAAAGGGCCAAGGAATATATTCAAGCCGGCGACTACCGTGGGGCTGAGCCCGCCGAGCTTGGCTATTCGGACAGCGGAAAGCTGTCTATCACAAACGGGCGCCACCGCCTCAAGGCGGCTGAAGAGCTTGGAGCAAGGTCTACATTCGTGTCCGTGCCTAAGGCCCAGGCGAAACAGATCTCCGATCAGTTTGGACCAAAAGGAATGGTGGAGTCGGCTCGCGATGATGCCGGCTATAGGGGTTCGCACAAGGCCCCCGATGGAACCAGCGGAGAGGGTTCGCTTGATGCCATGGACCGAACCTATCCTGACGATATTTATGGTCCCAATGGTGCAAAATATTATGGCGCCCGTCGATCCGATGACGTCCAGATGCACCGTCTTATCCAGTCTGTACGCGGAAACCCCGAAGCCGAAGTCAGCGTGTTCCGTGCCGTGCCCAAGGGATCCACGTCTAGTATCAACCCTGGTGATTGGGTGACACCCTCTAAGGCATACGCCAGCGATCATGGCCAAAGGTTTGATGGTGGCTTTGATATTATCGAGCAAAAGGTCAAGGCGGGCGATCTCTACACCGAGGGCAACAGCCTTCATGAGTTCGGATGGAGCCCCAAGGGTGACGTCGCACAGTCCGCGCGTGACGCGGAGCCGGCGGGACAACAGGGCTACACCGAGCAGGAGCTCCGCCAGGCAGATAAAAACTCTAAGCCGTCTAGTGTTACTAATTACGACGTATCGTATGAGTTCACGAATGAAAAGGGAAAACCTCAATCCAAGGTAACGTCCGTTCAGGCAGACAGTGGTGCTGAAGCTAAGCGTAAGGTCGAAGCCAAGATCGTAAAGGATGGCGTTACTGATTACAAGATGGGTGACGCAAAGCTTGTCTCACAATTCCCAATGGTGGGCCTACAGGGCAACGCGCCAAAGATTGGCCAGAAAGTTACTCAGACGCCCGACACCCCTGAAAAATGGCAGAACCTTTTTGATAACGTTGACCGTGCTAGGGCCTACTCTCTCACCCTTCCTGATCTTGGTCTTTCCGAGAACTGGTCAAAGGTAATTTCACTCTCTATCCCTGGAGGCACTGGAGATCTTCCTCCGGCACCGCTACGCCTTCACAAGTGGGCCACAGACCCGGCCGCATTTAAATCATTCTTTGACGAAGCAAACGGAAAGAACCCTGAGCTTATTAGGTCTGCCGTATCAGGGCTAGGATCGCTCGACCCGGTACATGCTGTTGCCATGAAGGGCCAGCTTCCTACCCGCATGGTTGCGCTTCACTTCATGTGGGGTGCGCTAAGCAAGATGCTTGGACCGTTCGAGCAGGAAGCTGGCTGGATCAAGCTTACCAATAGCCCGGAGATCTTACGTGCTATCGACCAGTCCGTAGCCGGTACATTTAACCTCACTCGCGAGGAATGGATGAAGCTTACCGGAGACGCCATTCGCCTCGGCCCGGAACTCAAGGCCGGCAACAACTCTATCTCTAATGCCAACGCCTTCCACCTTACCCTTACCAAGTGGAACGGGAAGTGGGACCAGCTCACAGCCATTATCAACAATCCTAAGCTTTCCGGCCCCCAAATGCGCCGAGAGATCTACAAGTCCGGCCTCGGATCTGGCTCCGGCTTTGGATTTAAGGTGTTATCGTTCAATCTGCTTACGCTTGCCCGACGTGACATGTTTATCGGTGACCGTTGGCAGTTCGTGAACCTATGGTTTCCCCACCTCGAGCTCACGGCCGGCCCGGACGGCGTATTCTCGTACAATAAGAACGGCATCCCGGAGGACACTACGCGTGCCTACGCAAGTCTCAACACCCTGGACAAGGAGTCGTCTGCTGAAGCTGTCTATAGCCTTATCGAGTCTGGACTACAGAAGGTCGCAGACGACGCCCGCTCGTGGCTAGAGCCAATCCTTGGCCGGCGCCCATTAGCTTCGGACATCCACTGGCTTAGCTGGAATATCATTAAGAATGAGCCCGTTGGGCACAG